ATTCTAGAATTGCCCTTATTCATTCCTAAATTATAAGTATAGTTTTTCATTAGTTAGCCCCCGCAAAATTAGTAGACCCCGCCCCATGGGCAACAATAGCTATTGATTTAGCTTTTACACTAGCCCCGCCACAAAGCTTGCAAGCTTGGCAAGTGGTTTTATATCCTGCTTCTTTACTTGCAGGACACAAAATCTCATTAGCGTCTAAATCTAAATTGTTAGTTACTCTAAATGTGCGATAACCTTTAGACCATGCCTTTATAGCGTCCGCTTTACTATCCGCTGAAACCATATACAAAGAAGGATTAAAACTAGTGTTAGCGTTTTGGCCTTGGTGACTGTAAGCGGTGTGTGCTTTTGATTTACTTACTAAGCTTTCATTTACATAAGCAGGAACGGCCGAACCGTCACCATATGTACCAATACGAACAAGCTTATCTTTTCCAATATCCGCAATTGCATTATGGCCGTTTACTTTAGGATAAGCCCCTTTTAAGTATTGCTTATAAACAATCAAAACGCCTTGCCCTAAGTTAACATAACAAGAACGGTTTTTAGCGGTCTTCTTTGTTGGGTCTTTGTGTGGCGTTCCTTTATGTGGACAATCACCGCATATTGAAACATCCGCCCCGCTCTTGTTAGCCTCAAGCGGGTTTATGTCTTGCCTTAAAATATAGGTTTGTATCATGTTGCCCGTTTTAATATTCTTACTTGATAAAATGGCAATTTCTACAATTGGCTTACCGTCAATCAAGCTTGCACCTTCATAAATAATATAACCTTTTGGTTTTTTGTTGTGTGTCATGTTGTACCTCATAGTTAGTTTGTTGTGTGTCATATATCCAATAAAGCATTAGATACATTTACGGATTATATACAAATAATAGAGTATGGCAAACAATTATTAAAAATAGACAAAAAAAAATAGACCCCGCCAAAGAGAAACAAGCCAAGATATTTCAAATTGCCTTGCCTATGGATGTTTTATCCTTGTGCAATCATATATAAAGCGTTGATTTGCCTAGGTTTTTTGCGGTATGCCTATATAAAAAGGCCTTGATTTGTGCGGATTTGGCCTTTTTTTGGGGCTTGCGGGGGAATTTTCGCACACTTAGTATATGATACCCGCTCAGATTTTTTCATTATTTATATTTTGGGGCATTCTTACGGGTATATTTGACCCTATTGACAGCCCTTTGCTGCCGAAACTTAGGGGAAATAAGGGCTTTAGCTACAGGATTCTTAGCTTTGCCCTTACTTTGTTTCACCTGTTATCTCCAGAACCTTGGATTTTACCCCGTTCCATACGGCTGTTTAACTTTTGTATGTTGAGTTCTGCTATTTGTGATAAATCATAATCAATATCATTAGCCACCATTGCGACATACCAAAGTACATCACCAAGTTCCTTGGCTAAGTCCATAGTATCTAGGTGACCATCACGCATATACTTCTTAACTTTGTTTGCTACCTCACCTGCTTCCCCAGATAACCCTAGGGCAGGGTAAGTTAGTTTGTCTTTGTAGATGGCTGTCTTACTAGCCTTCTCTTGGTACTCATCAAGAGTAAATTTATTAGTCATGTATCTACCCTTTTTTCTTAGGAAAACCTTTTTTCATATTAGAGTACGCTTTAGCACTCACTGTACTCTTAGACTTACTTCTAGAAGTACCTGCCTTCTTACGGGCATTTATGTTACTGTAAAGTCCACGTTTAGCCATGTCTTATCTCCATTATAATTAACATTAACAACTACCACCTTGGTAGAATACCCTAGAAACTAGAGTATACTATAGGGTAACTAAAGCCCCCCTATCTAGTAGGGAAGGTATTAGATTATGTTGCTGTTTTTTTAGTAAACACAACTTCATTACAAGTTGCACCCCACTCCAGGATAAGCCCTTTTTGGACTTTATCTACCATGATAGCTTCAAGCATGGGAGCAGGTGGACAGTTTGCCAACACTTCAGTCTTAGTGTCGATATGTCCGTTAGGTAGTAATACGAATATTAATAAAATTACTTTACTCATTGTTGTGTGCCTTTCATATCCAAGAAGTTGTTTGTGGTTTTCTTCCCACGGTGTTTTCCATAAACACTTCCAGTTCTTGGTCTAGAAGCGTGTTTCTACTTTCTATTGCAGAGAGTACCATATCTCTGTCCATTCTTTCAACCCAATAGTTTACTGCTATAGCCAAAGCATCCAATAAGTCATCGTGACGCAGTGAACCTCTGTCTTTTGTAAGACGGGTCATCTGTCTAAATAACTGATGGTCTGGGTCTAATTTAAAGTCAGCATGAATCATTTCTAAGTTTACAATTAACTTATGCTGATTCATTACGGGTTCTAAGGTATCAATAATCCTTAATTCTTTTTGCTTATTATGCCGAACTTCCTCAATGCTACACGGATGTATCTTTGCCATAATAGGCTTGAGAAGTTGGGTAGCCATACCGTCACCAAAGTTTGACTCAATGACCACATAATTAACATCTTGTTCTTTAGCCACGTTAGCAAGCTTTGTAAGCGTTGCTTCACTGTATCCACCATCTAATGCTCCTACATTTGTTACATATAAAACTCCGTTCAGCATCTTAACGACTGCATATGCTGTCTTGTCTTCACCCCTACCTGCGGGGTCAATTGACATTACTGAACCTTCAAACTCCTCAAATTGCTCTGCCATATATAACGGAGCAACCCAGTAGTCACCTTTCAGACCTACGTTAGGTATCTCTGAATCTATTTCTTTTATCTGGTCAGCCCCAGAAGCCCATTGTATTTTTGTTGGTGCTTCATTCCATGTTGAGCTGCCCGATACTACTATTAAATCATTAAGTTTTAATGGGTAACGGTTAAGGTCAGAAAGAGAAGTATCAAGCATAAACTGAAGATTAAATCCTGTTCTGCCATAACTTGCCTCTCTTTCTAATAAATCTATATCATCAAACCTTTGTGGGTCTGTGGGCTTACCTACTAATTTTTTGTCTTTCTTTAACAACTCACTAAGCATCGGTGCGAACTTTTGCCCGTAGCTTATCTGTTGGATTTCTTGGGGATACCTAGCAGTCCATATTCTAGTTCTAAACCCACGTTCCTCAAGGTCATTATAAAGTGACATCTCTGATTGTGGTGTACCTAGGAATACAATACGTCCTACTTCGGGTTTAATAATTGCATCAAACTCTTTTACAGTTTCGCTTAACCTGTCACGCATTAGTTGCGTTTGGGAGTTATTGGCTGATTCAACGTCATCTGCAATGATAAGGTCTGCACGACTACCTGTTAGCTGCGAGGTGATACCTAACGACTTAACAGACGGAGCGTGTGACGCTCTGGCAGGGGCTACATCAAAGGATACTTTAGAATGCCTTTGGTCTGACGTAGCTTTAAGATGCTCTAGTATAGGCATCTCTGCAATTAATCTTTGGGTAAAGGTACTGAAGTCATCACTACGAGATTTAGATGCTGACACAACTAATATGTTTCGTTGAGGGTTCAACAATAGTTGGTGACAAACAAAAGCTGAAGTAATCCATGATTTACCTACGCCACGGAAGGCTTCGATAAGTATACGCTTGTCATTACCCTGTAGAAAATCTGCGATATCGTACTGTATCGGAGTTGGGGGTGGAAGTGTTAGGTGTTGCCAAGCTAAATATAAAAAATTTTTAAAGTTTTTAACTTGAGCAACTTGAGTTTCACTCTTCATCAAATGGTAGACTCTCTGTTAGTACGTTTTTAGGTTCATCTTTTATTTCTACGCCATAGGCTCTAGTAATATCTAGACAAACTTTTAATTCACTGGCAGTTAGTTCTGCACCAGATTTTAATAATTGATATGCTTTGTTTACCATCATTTGAGGTAAAGCATCTTGTTGTGCTTCAAAAGAATTAGCACCGCAAGTGCATAGTTTTTTAGTTTCAAGCTGCACAACTTTTGGGTCAGAAGGCCAATCAATATCACTCATGTATTATTCCTTTTTATTTTTTACCAAACATTTTAGACGCACCTTTTATTCCAAAAGATGCACTTACAATAATTCCTAAAGTATATTTATACCAATCGGGGGTTAGGGCGAGAGCTGCAAACCCACGCTCAACGTATTCAACTGTCCACGGCAAAAAACAAAGTAGCAATGGAATCGAAAATAAAATTGTTAAATACTCATCTTTCCAGGATTCTTTAGAACCTTTTATAGCTTCTACATCCCAAGCGATTTCGCCAGTAATTTGTTTTTCCATTAATGATGTTTCAGCTTCAATCTTAACTAGCTTCTGTTTTGCTTTAGCTTTCTTAGTGTCGATGTAGCCTTCAACTGCACTACTAGCAACACCAAACAAGCCCTGTAGTAATACGTTAATCATTGTTTCTCCTATATATATTCTACTATTGTTGATATTGAGGGGTTGTGACGAGTGTCAGAGGTAGGGAAATACGTCTTAGTTGTAGTTTCTTTTCGTATTCTACGACCACCATCGGGGTCTATTTCTTCGTAAATCTTTTCTTCTACTTCTTTTAATAAGGTTTTCATTGTAACGTGCCTTTCAAAAATATTATCCAATAGTATAAAGCAGCTAATGCAATTAAAGTAATGACTATTGAACTAATAATCATAAACAAGCGTTCCTTGCGGTCAGCTTCTTCTTGTAAAGCTTTCTTTATAAGCACACGTTCATTGGCAATCTCTGCCTGTAATCTTTCCCATTGTCCGGGTTTTCCAAAATATAAAAATGCTTTTCGTAATTCTGCTCGCATATCTTCTAGTTTTTCTTTTTGAAAATGTTTTTCGATAGCTGAGTCTTCTGCAAGTGAGAACTTTGCTTTTTTCTTACGGGCTTCGCCCCATTGTAATTCAGCTTCTCCCTTGGCATAGCGTGACACCGCACCCGATAATGAGGACAAATCTCTGCCCATTTGGATGCCCTTCATAATTGCAGAATGCCCCGCAGATAATGCGGCAAATGCTGAAATAGGGTCTATCATAGAGTTTTACCCTACCTTTCTTTAATTATGCTTTTATGTTTTCCATGCTTTTTACAACACCTTTAGGTATTACTTGGCATCTACCAAATAAATCATCATCATCTTCTGTGGCCTTATCCGCAGCAAGAACGATGTAGTCTTCGTTTTGTTTTATTAAATAGCCAATTGAATCAATAGAAGCAGGTGTTTCTTTTAGCAGTTCTTCTTTTGATTGCCATGAGCCATCAGATGTTTCGACAGTATCTATCCAAACAACTTTAACTAAGGGGAATGTCATACAAGCTTTGTCATTAGTACAATTGCTAAACCGATAAAAGAAACTGTAGACAACATAATCATGGCTTCTAGTCTCCATAATCTTTTATCTAACGCTTCTAGTTTATCGTTCACCATTTGATACCTCACTGCACATTCCTTTTCATGGGCATCTAATTCCATTTGAACTTGCAGTTCTGGGTTCATTGCTTGCACCATCTTCATCCTTCAATTACTCACCTTCGTTTGGTGGAGTATAGCCTGTCATTGCTGTTACTTGTGCTTGTGTAAGGCCAAGTTCAATTAACTTATCATTACCTTCTTTTGCATCAACTTCTTGTTGTGCTTTCTTTTTTTCTAAATCGTCATAGACTTTTTTATCTTCTGCATCCAACGCTTCTTTTGCTGCAATTTCTTCAGCCGTCATATCTTTTTCTTCAACACCATCTGGTGTAACAATTGCCATTTTCATTTTTTATCTCCTATTTTATTCCATAAATGTTAACAGTACCTGCACTAAATGAGCCACTACCACTTCTATCAAATTGTATTCCTGCGTTGCTATTACTGTATGATGTTGATGCTCTTTGCCATCCACAAGCACTAAATCCGTCTATTTGCCCACCTGATTCTCTACCTACACCTGTAAAATAAACACTGGTCTGTTCAGCCGCAGCTAAGTTTTCATGGCTAAACTGCATTTCAGCTTGTCCATGATACCCTTGTCCAAGGCTGTTGGTACTGTGTGGCCGCCAACCACTTATATCATGACCACCGTGGGTATTGGTTGTTGCAGTGCCACTTGTGTAATAGTGAATAGAAGTCCAATCATAACTATTAGTTTGTGCATTCCCACTATCATTAATAAGTCTTACAGTAGGATAATCAGCAGCATTAGTGAATCTTAGGTAGCTTCTAACAAGGTAAAATTTGTAAGCACTATTTATCCAACCTGTTATGTTAAATGAAGTTACATTACTACTAATAGTGTAACTTGTAAGTTTGACCATATCAGAACTAATTGTTCCAAATTCCGTGCCATTTGCCCCAGAGTTCACTTGTAGAACTTGACCCGCTGTTCCTAAAGATTGCCCCGCAATATTACCAGTGGCATCAGAAACAAGAATCTTGTTATTTCCAACCGCAAGACTTGTACCTTTGCTCATGTATTTCCAATAACTGCTATTTTCTGTGCCAGAAGTTGACGGTGCTTGGTTAGAACCACTTGCTACTGCAATGTAAGTTGATAGTACGCCACTGTCGGTATACTGAACGAAATCATCGACAGCATATGTGGTTGCACTAGACCACGTTCCTTTATTGACAGGTTTAATCCTGCCAAGATTTACTGTTGCCATACTATTATCTCCTTTATTATATGGTTACAACCAATTCGCCAGAAGCGTTGATTGAAAATGTTAGATTAGCTGAAGCCCAAAAACTTTCGTCATATATATCTGTGGCTGTATTATTAGCGTTAGATACCGAAATGTTATCTGCTCCATTGTTTGTTGTAGTGAGAACTAAGTCTTCCTTGACACCGTCACCATCAGTATCAACATAATTAAAACCATAAAATTCAGTTGAACCTGCGTCACCAAACGTAAGTTCAGTTCCACCTGCATTTACTACAACTGCCTTTTCAGCATTTGCACTTAGGTTACTGACGATGTCAGCTAAATCTCTGGCTTTACTCATCGGTTACTCCTTTGGGTATTTATCTTTGACAGCTTTGATGTCGGCTTTCCAAGCATCTAAACCTTCATGGTATATTTTGTCTAGTTGTTCACCTATTGAAGGATATGCATTTGCTCTTTCACCTTGATATCGTTTAGACAAGAAATCAATAATCCAAACAACCGCAGCTTCTTTTAGTTTTGCTTCTGTTGGTAAATCATCACCACCTTCATAAGTTTTGACAAGTAATTCATAATTAGATGGGTTTGCCCCCGATAAAGTTTTATTTAATTGTTTCATTCCACTATTAAGAATGTAAAGTTTAGGGTAACTACCTGTTACCCCATTAATAGTAATATCATCATACATTTCTTCTAACATTATACTGCCTCCATTTTAGTTATTGTGGCTCTAAACAAGCTATTATTTTTCACTACTCCACTAACAGTATAGTTTCCTAAAGTATGAGCGGTGGTTGTGGAGAAAATCCCCATAGCACCATCCGCAGAAAATCTAAAAGAGTATTGTTTGTTGGTTTCTAAATAATACAAAGCATCCGATTCATTTAGTCCTGCACCTTGACTAGCTACATATCCCACCATTGGTGCTGTTTCGTTTATTGAACCTGTAAAACCTGCATTTGGTTTTTTAGCAAACGATGAAGAAGATTCATCATAAATAAACGGGCCGCAATAGTGGTTGGGAACGTGGTTAGTAAAGTGTACATTTAGTGTGTATACGCCTGTTGCTGCTACATTAAATGTATTAGTACCTACTGATGCTAAAACACTGTATGGGTCATAGCTTTCGTTAAATGGCATTAACATTCTGTCACCAGTTCCAGGATTTGCTGCACCCCATAAATCACGAAAATTTGCTGAGGAATCAATATAAGCAAAGAAAGCTATTCCAGACCTGTTTGTAGGAATATTTCCAAATTCAAAACCATTAGCACCAGAGTTAACCTTTAGTGATTGACCTGCTGTACCAATTGCTTGGCCTGTAACAACGCCACTAGCGTTAGTAGTAACAACTTTATTATTGCCGACAGATAGCGTAGTTCCACCTGCCATTTTATTCCAGTAAGTAGTGTTTACTGTTCCGCCACTTGAAGGTGTTTGTCCAGATACATTACTAGTGTTAACATAAATATAAGAACTTAGTTCGCCACTATCGGTAAATTGGACAACATCTTTGCTTTCGTAGGTAGTTCCCGCTGCATACGTTCCCTTCCATACTAGGGCAACTTTGCCCAAATCGATTGTAGCCATTATTTTCTCCTTGTTAGACTGTTGCTATTAGATGACCACTGGCATTCAAAGACCATGAAAAACCAGTCGCTGCATATAGCACATCATCAAAAGCACCATATGTTGCAGAGTTGATACTATCTACTCCGCCATTCGTTGTAGTGACTGTTAGTGAATCCAGGATACCGTCACTGTTAGTATCACTCATATTGAATCCATATACTTCCGCAGAACTTGCATTTGCAAATTGCAATGCATTCCCTGCTCCATTAACAACAAGGGCTTGCCCCGCTGTTCCTAAACTAGTTAATCCAGTACCACCTTTAGTAGTTGGTACAGTTGGTAAACGTCCTGTTCCTATTGTGCCAGATGTGATGTTAGTAGCATTTAGGTTAGCCACGGCAAACGTGCCGTAGGCAATTGCATCTACGATATCACCAATTTGTAATGTGTTTGCAAATACTAAACTTGAACCAGAAGTAACAGTTACGTCTGACCCGTTTCGCATCTTCACGCCATTTAAAAATACGTCAATAAAATTTGCATCGTATGCTAGATTATTTCCGTTAGCATCATTACCAGTTATCGTTGTACCTGCACTGGCAACAGTAAACTGAAAACGGTCAGCCGTGCCATTTACGGAACTACCCGCAGACTGCCAACCAGAAGCTGTAGCATAAACTTTTAGAATATTTGAATTGGAATCAAAATATAGCATTCCGTTTGCTAGAGCTGCACCTGTTCCTGTTTGTGTGGGAGCAGTGCCAAAAGCACCTAGGTATGTTTGACTAAAAGCATTAACATTAGTAAGGTTAGTTGCTACGGTATTCACATTGGTAATAGCACCACCAACTAAACCTACGTTAGTGTTAGCATTAGCAACTATTGTAACATTACCATCATTGTTTGCGACAGTCGTTACATTAGCGTCAATTACTGCAACTTTACTTACATTGGTATCATTATTGGCTACGGTTGTTACGTTAGCATCAATATTAGCAACCTTAGTTACATTAGCATCGATGACCGCAACTTTGGTTACGTTAGCATCGATGTTAGCTACTTTAGTTACGTTAGCATCAATATTAGCAACTTTAGTTACATTAGCATCATTAGCACCAACAATATTAACATTAGCAATGTTGTTTGATACTGTGTCTATTTCTGATGTAGCTTCATTAAGGTCATCTGCTACGGTTTCAATTTCTGATACGGCTTCTGCTAAATCATTTGCTACTGCTATAACTTTTGTAATGTCTGTAGCTACTGTATTTACTGAACCAATGTTAGTGCCTACAAGATTAACATTTGCAATGTCAGTCGATACATTAGTAATTTCTGTAGTCTTTGCAGCTACGTTAGATATCTCTGTATTTATACCTGCAACTGTTGTTAAATTTGTTTTGTCAGATGATGATAACCATACTGTTTCTAAGTAATTCTTTGTGGCAACATCTTGGGCTGAAGTTGGGTCAGCTACATTTGTAATTCTTAGGTTGCCCGCAGTCCATTGGAAGTTACTGGCATCAACACCAATAACGTCATTAGCTTTGTCAATAGACTCTTGAGACATGAAGAAGGCTTGTTGTGAATCTGTATCCAAGTCACCTTCGGTAAGAACTGAACCTTCCGCATAGTCAACCAGTTTAGAATCTTGGCTTGTAGCACGGGTAATCTGAATAGCTGTTCCAGAGGCAGGTGCAGTGTTAAATATAATTTGTGTACCTGCTGCATTATACGAAAAAGCTGTTGTAGCCACTCCATTTAGTGTAACTGAAATATCGGCTTGGCTTCGGTAAGTGAACCCAAGACTGTATGTAGTCGTACTACCTGTTTGTGTAAATCGTACAAAGCTATTTGCCATTTAGTATTCTCCAGTTCTTTCTAATAAGGGAAGTGATTAAGGCTTTTCGGGAAGAAATTCTTGCCCAAAAGCTTTCGTTGCATTTTGTATTCCAAGCATATTCTGAAGTACAAAAAGCTGTAATGTTTTGTTGTAAGTTTTCTGTGAGTAATCCTCATCATCGTATATCATTGCTTGCACTGTGCCTTTACTGGCCTCATATGCATTCATCAATAATTGGGCTGTTGGGTTACCAGTTAACATATTACTTGATAGTCCTGTTGAACGGTAACTAAAGATTGGGTCATCAGTAAAGAAGGTAGAGCCTGTATCGATTGTAGCAGGTAAGATAGAAGCCCATGCCGACCTTTGAAATGCAGCTTTACCCCAGTTTTGGTAAAACTCTTCATCGTTTTCACCAAACTTTTTCTCTAAGAATTTCTTACGTTCCTTCTTAGACATACCGACACTTTGTACATAAGTTTGCCCGTACCAAGCCATCCCTGCCATGAAAGAAGAAGTCATAAATTGTGTATAAGCTTGTAAGTCGTTTGATTTTAAACCGTGTAACAAATGTTTACCGTAAGCGGTTGTCATAAACCCTCTAAACTGCAATACAATTTTACCAGTTGTTGTGTCAGCAAAACCACCTGCAAAGATAGTTTCACCAATATCATTTTCTTGGATTGTACGTCTGCCCCATCGTGACATAGCTAAAGAGAAAGCATCTCTTACATCATCATCCCATTTTTCAATATTTAATTTTGTAAGTTTACCGCCTCTTGTACCTTTTGTTGTATCAGCAAATTGTCTAATACTAGCCATGATTGCATCCCGCATATCATCTGATATACCCAAGTCAGCGTATCGTTGTTCAGACATTTTACCAATATCCTTACTAAATACTTTACGACTGCCTAATGCACTAGTGCCGTCAAAAGCTTCATCAGCAAATTTCTGTAACATACCTTTCATAGCTAGGCGTTTCATCATCATGTTAACGCCATTCATGCCAGATACATCGGCAGTAAATCTTCCTAGATGGTCTAAGCCACGTTCAAACTGGCTCATGCTATCTTTACCAATACCTGCCCTTGCTCCAAAATCATCCATTGTATTTGTGATTTGGTTAAGCATTCTTTCGTTACCAAAGCCACCAAAGAACACTTCAAATTCATTTACTAATGCATCGTCAACTTCACCATCTTTATGACGCTTCAACATTTTTCTTAGTTCTGGTAAATGTCTAATAGTTTGCTTGAGGCCAATAGCAGATGTTAAGTTGCCAATCTCTGCTAACTGAGCAAAACCAACTTGGTTCATAACCCTAGCAAAGTTATATTTTCTAGCCACACGACCAAACGTAGACCAAGCACCACCAACATTATCTTCTAGTGGTTTACCTGTCAGATGGTCATAAACACTTTGCAATGCTTTCATTTCATTTTGTCTAAACAACTGGTCTTTACGAGACATATTGCCATTAAGTTTTTCTAGTTCTGTTTCTTTTTTCAATTGGTTTATTACTGAATCAAAATCTGCTCTAGATTTAAAACCTTTATTAGCTAGTGCAATTTGACCAGACAACGAATTGATGTAACTCAAGAATAATATTTCTGAATCGTTTTCAAGAAAATCATCTATTCTTAATTCAGCATCAGCATATGTTTCGTCTAAATCAATACGTCTTTTAAACTGTGTGATACGTCCTGCTTTATCTCTGTCTGTTTTAAATACAGATGACAGCAACATACCTATGTCATCATTTGACATATCGGTATTTGTTCTAAGATATGACGCTAGGTCTTCACCTTTGGATTTTAAAATCCTGTCAAGGTTAACACCAAATGTACCTTCACCGTCCATAACGTGGCGTAGTAAAAGCTTTGATAAATATTTAGTACGTTTGGCAAAAGCTTCGGCTGATTCTTCACTGCCTTTAGTTTGCTTCATAGACCTTGCAATAAATTCTTCTAGTTTTTTTCTGCCTTTTCCAGGATATTTACGGTCAAACTTTTCTATTAGCTTGTGTACTTTTTTCTTAGACCAAGTACGAGTTAAATAATTTTTGTTTGCTTTAATATCTTCTGCACCTTTAACACCAACTTTTTGGGCAAGCGTTAGTACATCTTCATAAACTTGTGATTGTACTTTAGCTACCTTGTTTGCTGCGGGTGATACACCTTCACCACCATTACGAATTGACTTAGCAATCAGTTCATTAAACTCTTCTCTTGTAGCTTGTGAGTATAAATTTTTAACACTTAACTTACGTTCTTTTAAAAATTCTTTAAATGCAGGTACATAAGAACG